ATTGATTTAATTGAGACTGTCGAAGCTCTTCCATCTGTCTGACGGAGATTAGCGCAGTCTGGTAGCGCACTTGTTTTGGGAACAAGGGGTCGTTGGTTCAAATCCAGCATCTCCGACCAACGAAAAGAGGGAGTCCTGTTCGGGCTCCCTTTTGTTATATTAGAATGAGAAAGAAACTCCTAGTGTAATCTCTTCTCTTGCTTGTCTGTTTAAATCCCATGCAGTTCCTACTGACAACTCTAGGTTGTCTCGTAACTGATGAGTAACTTCCATATCTAGATCAGGTTGCTTACCAGCATCCAATGCATCCATTAATACAAAACTATCAGCAGATGTAGAGTTCCATACTGGAATGTCCATACCTACTGTTAAAGCAGATGCACCCCATGTGTATGTTACGTCTGGTTCTAATGACATAGTTAATGTCTCTGCATCAACTTTGTATTTTGTATCTAGTTCGCCACCCCAAGAAAGTCCATCCTCGGCCATAGCTGATGTGCCTGCAACCAATGCTGCAGCAAGTATTATATTTTTCATGTAATTGAAATCCTTTTATTACGCATAGTCTATATGCGACTATTACTTATTAGTTACAGTCGAATATTTTTGTTAATAGAAAAAATAAATCCTGTTTGGTGCTTTGATACAACAGTATAAATACTTGAAAGGAATTCTATATGGAACAAAATCTTTCTTATTTTGCTGGTCGTGATGGGTTCATCTGGTGGATTGGTGTCGTAGAAGATAGAGGCGACCCACAGGCACTAGGTAGAGTTCGTGTTCGTGTATTCGGATATCACACAGAAGATAAAACAAAACTTCCTACTGGTGATTTACCTTGGGCGTTTTGTATTCAACCAGCGAACTCTGCATCATCTGGTGGTATTGGTATGTCACCTACTGGGCCGATTGAAGGTACATGGGTGATTGGTTTCTGGCGTGATCCAGACTTCATGCAAGAACCAATGGTATTCGGAACATTGCCAGGCAAGATTAATGCTTCCGCTGCACCACAAGGTGGAGCACCATTTGATTACTCTGACGATCAACAGAAACCAGCCGCACAAGTCCAGACAACTTCTTTTATTGCAGATGGTAACACTACAGAATTCACAACACCAATTGGAACTATGGACTCAACTGTTCTCGTAACAAAAGATGGCGAATCAGATGTTGCAGAAAACAGACCATCCGAATCACCAATCAATACGGAAGCACAAGCACCAGAGTTTTCTGGTGGTAGAACATATACAGCAGATGACTTCGGTAGATCAAGATATGGTAACAGAACTGCAAACGCATTGAACAGTCTTGTTCCTTGGTTGCGTGATAGATGGGCGAATGGTATTGTAAAGTTCATTGAAGATAATCCAGACTATGATGCAAGTATCGGATACGGATACAGGTCTATGGCAGAACAAAGAAAACTTTACAACGATTATAAATCTGGTAGAACAAAAAACAGAGCTGCACGGCCTGGTTCTTCATGGCACAATTACGGATGTGCAATAGATCTTCTTATCTATCTACCAAACGGAAAGTACGACACAGGTACAAGTGGTGACAACTATACTTCACGGGCAGTTGCAGCACTAGGACAATTTAAATTAAAGAATGATATTCCAAATGATGTTGGACACTTCTATCCATCTGAGTTTACACAAGGCCCACCTACTTCCCTAAAGAATGGTTCTCAAAGTATTAAGGAATACGCAGAGGAAAAAGGGATTAACACTGAGGTATCATAATGTCATATAAAATTGAAGATAATAAAATCATATTCGATGAACCACCAAGAGAGGGTACGGAAGTTGAAGTAACAGTTTCAACGCAACAGACTCTTAATGGGTTTGGTGATCCTCGTTCTTATTATCCTCGTAGGGTAAATGAGGTAGACACAAATAGGCTTGCGGTAAATGATTTATCTAAACAACATCCAGTAGTAGATTTCAAAAAGAAACGTGTGGATGATTTGACAGGTGAACCAAAGACTCCATTCAATGCACAGTATCCATTCAACCATGTAAGGGAAACTGAGTCTGGTCATATTCAAGAGTTTGATGACACGCCTGGACATGAACGGATACATGAGTATCATCGTTCTGGTACGTTCTATGAAGTTCACCCAGACGGAACAAAGGTTACTAAGATTGTCGGTGAAGACTATGAAGTTGTTCACAAGAATAAAAAGGTTCGTGTTCGTGGTAATGTAGATTTGTATGTTGACGGTAACACTAATCTTTATGTTCGTGGTTCTGTCAATGGACAAGTAGATGAGGACATGACTTGGAATGTCGGAAGAAACATTACGTTCCATGCGGGCAAAAATATTCGTATGTACTCAAATGAGTCTACAGAGATTACTTCCCAACAAAACATTACCGCAACAGCTGTTGCAGATATAAAACTACAGACACAGGCGAACTTTAATATTAGTGTGGATGGAGATTACAAAACAAATATTAAAGGAACATACGCTCTTTCCGCTGACGGTAAAGCGGAACAGTTCTTTGGTGGTACATTAGATACTTTGTCTACTGGTGGAATGAAGATTGATGTTGATGGTGGTGGATTAGATTTGAATGCCTCTAGTGCAATTGATATAAGAGGTTCTACTATTGACCTTAACAAAGGTGGTGCAAGTGCATCTTCTTATACTGAAGTTCCAGACATTGAGTTCAAAGACTCTCGTGGGTTTCCGACATATGAAGAAGGTGAAGAGATTACTGAACCACCAGAGGCAATAGTCCTTGATGAGAAACCAAGACTAGAATTGCCAGATGAAGGTGAGTTCATGGGTGACGATGATGTTGAGAAGAGTGAAGATGAAATTAAAGCTGCGGTTGCTGCTGGAAAGTATCTACCAACATCATTCTCTGATTATTCTTTCAATGCACTTGAGGGTAGATACAATACGGAAAGTGCATCAAGAAGATTGATTGCAGAACCAAATGTTCCAGATGATATATCAGAACATGGTGCAGACACAGGAGAAAATCCAAACATAGCATCTATAGAGGCTGGTAATCAATCAGTAGGAGCTGTTGAACAGGTTACACTTACGGAACAGACTGTTGATTATAGTCTACAGATATCAAAACATTATAAGGTGGGTGACGTATCAAAGAATGCGGTGTTCGGACATAAGATAAAAGAACAACACGGTTTGACTCTAGAGGACATAATAAATAATCTCAAGAACTTGGCAACTAATGTTCTTGATCCAATAAAAGACCAATACCCAAATATGTTTATCACTTCTGGTTTCCGCCCAGCGAAAGGTTCATCTCAGCATGAAAGAGGAATGGCTGCTGATATGCAATTCAGTGGTGCATCAAGATCAGAGTACTATGATATTGCATTGTGGGTTCGTGAGAATGTACCACACGACCAATTCTTACTAGAATATCAAACTGGTGGTTCTGGTAATCCTTGGTTACATATTTCACTTAAACCGTCTGGTAATAGATTTGACATTGCAACTTTTTATAACCATAGAAGATATAAAGAGTATGGTAAGTTTTATCAGATATACGCATAGGAATAATTATGCCTGAAGTAACAAGAGTTGGATTAGATAGTCATGTAGGTCACGCAAGTCCTACACCTAATCCATTTCACCAAACCGCATACGCAGCTGGTTCACCAAATGTATTTACAAATGGTGCAGCGACTGTTAGGATTGGAGACACAACAGCATGCGGAGATCCAGCGGCAGCTGGAAGTTCAACCGTATTTGTAAATGGTATAGGCGTTCATCGAAAAGGTGACGCAACAGGTGGACATTCAAGTTTCGTGCCTAACGCATCAAACTCTGGTTCGTCTAACGTATTCGCTGGAGGATAAGATGTACGAATATAATTGTAAGATATTAAGAGTGGTTGATGGTGACACAACAGATGTTGACATTGACTTGGGGTTTGGTGTGTGGTTAAGAAAACAACGCATACGCTTTTATGGTATTGATACACCAGAATCCAGAACGAGAGACTTGGAAGAAAAGAAGTATGGAACGGCCGCAAAGGAATATGTTAAGGCACATATGCCCGTAGGTTCTAACCAGACTCTTGTAACTGTCAAGGATGGGAAGGGTAAATATGGTAGGATACTTGGTCAATTTAAATTGTCTGATGGAAGTATTCTTAATGATAAGATGATATCAGAACATCATGCTGTTGCATATCATGGACAGTCAAAAGATGACATAGAAGAAGAACATATAAAGAATAGATCTCTAGTCGTTTTGTAATTTCGTTATAAATACAATTAAGGAGAATTAAATGGCTGCTAATCCAACTGCATTTAGAGATGCGTCTGCAACAAACGATTCAGATAGAAACGCACAAGTCTTCTCTGACTTGAATTTAAATTTTGTTGCTCATCCTCTTACTGGTGATATAACTAAGCTCACTAATGTTGAAGCAGTGAAGAGAAGTGTTCGTAATTTAATTAATACGAATTTCTATGAGAGGCCATTTCATCCAGAGATTGGTTCTGATGTTCGTGCAGTTTTATTTGAACCAGTAACACCAATCGTAGAGAGCGTTCTTTCACGACACGTTCAAGACGTTATTACAAACTTTGAACCTAGAGTAGAACTTATCAACGTAACATCAAATGCCGATGTGGATAATAATGCTTACAATGTAACTATAGAATTTTTTGTTGTAAACTCTCCATCTGGTGCTCAGACTGTAAACGTATTTTTAGAGAGACTTAGATAAATGGGAAGTAAATCAGAAGTTAATGTTACCGAATTAGATTTCGATGCAATAAAAAATAATTTAAAAACATACATGAAAGGTCAATCAGACTTTTCTGATTATAACTTTGAAGGTTCTGGACTTTCAACTATCATCGACTTACTTGCATATAATACTCATTACCTTGCAATGAATGCCAACTTCGCAACGAATGAAATGTTTTTGGATAGTGCAACAACTCGTGGTTCAGTTGTATCACACGCAAAGAGTTTAGGATATACTCCACGTTCTGCAAGAGCTCCAGTTGCAAGAGTAGAGATTACTGTAACTAATAATCAGTTGTCGAACTTGACA